GCTTCGGCTTGCGGCGTGGCGTCGGGGGCCTCACTCATGGTCAACTCCTTGTGGCTCGCGCTCGACGACGATGCCGCCGTCGGGTTGCGGCTCGATGGTGAGCGCGTCGAGCAGGTCGTTGGCAACGCGCTGCTTGCCGAGACGGAGATAGGTCTCATTGACATTGGCTGTATCGGCCGCGTCGCGCCGGAAGTCGCAAAGGCTCAGGAGCTGGTGCAGAATCCGTGCCTTTTGCTCGGCGGTCGGCGCCTGGTCTCCGGTGAGCACGGCGCGAAAATCGCGGTAGCGGTCGACGGCGGTGTAATCGACATCCGGGGGCAGAACCAGCAGGCCGGCAGCCGCCGAGATCTCGTCGATCACCAGTCCTTCCTCGGATCGAAGCCCTTCTCGGGACGGTAGTCGGGCGGCATCAGCGCCTTGTCCCGCGTGCTCTGGCTGGGAGGATGACCGGCCTTCCGGGCAGCAGACAGCTCGATCTTGCGGCGCTGGGCGGCGGTGCGCTCCTCGAGGTACTTGGCCAGCTCCTCTTCCGTCATGCCGCAGCGGCTCCGTCCAGGTGCTCGATCAGGGGTGTGACGTTGCGCGCAGCCTCGCTGACACCCATCACCTTCTCGCCCATCTGCTGATCCTCCATCTGCTCCTGGCGCGCGCTTCGGGTCTTCATCACCGATTCCGGGCTGTGCAGCCAGCGCTGCGGATAGCCGCCGACCGCCGGGGTATCGCGCAAGATGGCGTCCCGGTCGAAGTTGTCGAGCACGGTGGGATCGCTCTGCCACAGCGGCGCGGTCATCTCCAGGGCGCGCGACAGGCCCGCCAGTTCCATCGAGCGCCGCGCGCGGTGGACCGGGCTCTCGAACTTGAACACCAGATTGGCGCCCGGCAGCACGGCCTGCAACTCGGGGAAGGCCCCGGCCCGCTGCATGATGTTGAAGACGCGCTCGATGAGCTGGCCCTGATAGTCGGTCTCCAACTGCCCGAACACGGGGCCGATGGCGCGCTGGAACTCCTCACGCCGCTCCAGCACCTCGGTCGCGGTCATCTGGGGGCGGTCGGCTGGAATGTTGAGGATGTTGCGGAAGAACGCGCCCCACACCTGCTCGCGGACATCGTTCTGCATCTCGCGGCCGATCGGGATGTTGGCGCCAGTATCGAGCATCCCCATCGGCATGGTGCCGAGATCGCGCCAGGCGCGGCCGTCGAGCACGGTGACGCCGCCGGGGTGGGTGCGCACCGGAGAGAGCGCCGAGCCGGCCACCATCCAGATCGGCGGATCGACCCGTCGCTGGCCGCCGACGAGGAGCGTCTTGCCCATGGCCTGGAGGGTCTCGGCATCGGACAGCGCAACCATGCCGGGCGAGCGGCCGTATTTCTCGCCGCTGGCGGTCTCCCATCGGACGGCGGCGAAGGGGAACTCCTCGAAGCCCGTCTCCTGGACGGTGTGCTCGCTGTCGATCTCGTCGATCGTCGATGCCCAGGGCATGTCGGTGGCGCTGGCGCTGGAGCGCGAACGGTCCTCACGCGGCTGGACGGTCCAGAGGTATTTCAGCTTCGCATCAGGCTTCTCGTCGCGCAGCATTTCCTTGGCCTTGCGGCCGAGGTTGGCCTCGCCCCAGCGCTGGGCGGCCTGTCGGACGGTGAGCTCGATGTCGATGTATTCGGTGTCGACGGCGCCGTCGCTGTTCTCGTCGATCAGCGTATCCCGAAGATGGGTCGTTCGGAACAGCAGGCGATTGAGGTCGCGGGCCTCGCCGGTGAAGAGGTTGGCGGTGCCGAAGACGACCAGATCGAGATTGGCCTCGCCCGTCCGCTGGATGAAGCGGGCCTGACGATCATAGAGGGCGCGGAACATTCGCTGCTCGGTGATCTCCAGCGCCAACGACACCCAGTGATCCTGCTCCATCCGCGTGTCTTCGGGGCGAACGAAGAACCATTGGGCGGTGCCGGGCATGAGCAGCCCGCCGAGGGCCGAAGCCAGATTTCGGGCGGCCTGGATGGGGATGGTGTCGTAGACATCCTCGCGTCGGTCGCCGACAGGGCGCTTCACGGTGAAGCCGGAACCCCTGGAAAGCATCAGGTCTTCGAGGTCCTGCCAGTGCTGCTCCAGCGTGCCGCGATCCTCACGCAGCGTCTTGCGGCGCGCGAGCCGATCCTGGATGGCCTTAGCTGCCGTGGGAGCCATATTATCGGTCCAGCCAACGGAAAAGAGAAAATGGCGTTAGCACGAATGGGGCGCGGATGCCAAGGATCATCTTGGCGAGGCCGACACAGGAGATGACGTCGAGCGGGCACCAACCCTGCTCACCATCACGGGTCTCAGTCTCCACGACAGTGAAGCCGGCGTCGCGATAGTGGCCAGCGAGGTCGAAGGTGGCGCCAGCCACCAGCTCGACCGCGACCTCACCCGTCTGCCAGTCGAGCCGCAGCCAGCAGGAGTGTGCGGGAGCGGCCGGATCTTCCAGACAGACCGCGACGAAGACATGGCGGAAGCCGGGCTTCAACCAGCGGCTCGCGAGCCTGTTGGTGCCTTCACCGTGAAAGACGGTGAGGGCTTTCACTCACCATCTCCTCGGGTCGTAGCTGCGCTCGACGACGGGGGTCGCCCAGGTCGCCCGCCCCGGCAACTGGTTCTCGATCGGCTCGTCGCCGCAGGCGTTGGCGTACATCACGGCATCGCCCTTGTCGGGCGAGCGTCCGATGCGCTTCTTGACCTCTTTCTTGCTCTCGATGCGGATGTTGCGCACGTCGCCGGCATCGATCCGACGCAGCGAGCACAGGTCGGCTTTGAGCTGACGGTCGGGTGGCAGCGCGATCGGATCGGAGCCGTCGGGGTCGAGATCCTCGCGCAGCCGGTACACCCACTCGGAGCGCTTGTTGTAGAACTGGAGCAGCCCGGTGATGTCACGCCCGGTGGAAGGTCTGCCGCCGGCCATCCCCGAGCACGGCACGCCGGCCTGCTCGAGGCGCCCGTAGAGCGGCCCCCCAGGCCCGTCGATGTCGACCGCGGCCACCGCACCATCGCGCAACGCGGTCACCACCAGAGCGACCGCTTCGCTGGTGCCCGTCACCTTCTTGCCGGGGGTGACGAGCAGTTCGCCGAACACCTGCCCGTAGCGTGGCGCCATCACGAACTGATCCACACCACCCTGGGCCGGGTCGATCCCGAGCGCGGTCATGCGGGCGCCCTTGGCCGGGCCACCCATCTCTCGCCAGCGATCCTGGGCGGCATCGACCCAGGCCGACGGGATCACCTGATAGGGCGCATCCTCGGTTGCCCGATCGAAGCTCGTCAGCTGATCACGCAGCCACGTCGGCATGGCGTCGAGGGTGTCGCCGTAGCCTGTCTCCATCAGATAGGGGTTGTCCTGCACAACCGACGGGATGAAGGTGCGGCTCTCGGGCTTGATCCGGCGGCCCTGGTGCATGAACGCCTCGCCGGTCTCGACCTCGATCGTCTCGTCACCGACCTCGGCGAACCACCGGATCTCGCCCGGTTTGGCGGGGTTGGGGTGGTCGCGATCGAGCCACGGCGCCCAGTAGGCCACCACCCACTCGCCCTCGGGCGTGGTCGGCGGGTTGCCGGCGCACACCACCCGCGTGCGCTGGTCCACCACGGTCCGCTTCCAGGTCTTCAGAAACTCGAACTGCTGCTTCAGAAAGTGGGGGATCTCGTCGAAGCCGATCAGATCGTGGGGCCGCCCCTGGTAGCCGATCTCGTCGCCAAGATGCTGGCAGTGTCCCAGCTCGACCAGACGTTCCCTCCCAGGGATCGCCCAGATCCGATCCTGGGCGTTGTAGCCCTTGCGGCTGCCCAGAATCTGCGTGAGCCGCTGCTCGATCCCGATCAGCTGGCGGGCCTCGCGACGGAAGATGATCGACTGCTGGTGCGCCGTCAGGGCAAGCCCCAGCAGCAAATCCGATTTTCCCCCGCCCGGATTTCCGCCGTAGTAGAGTACGTCCGCCTGACTTTCGAACGCAAGTTGCTGAGGCGTCGGCCGATCCGGGTGTTTCGGATCTCTCAAGGGCCACCACAGCTCCTGGCGCTTGAAATCGTCGCCGAGCTTG